TCATAACCTGTTGTAAGTATTCCACAATTTACAATAACCTGAAAGGAACCAGCTTTGAATGCTGCTAATATCTTTTCTCTTTCTATTGTTGGAGTGTCGCTTGTAATGTATTCGGCTGAAATACCAGAGTCAATAAAAGCATAGTATGTCGCAATAGTATGTTTTATGTTTACGCAAAAAACAATAGTCTTTAATCCACTAGCATGTTTTCGCCATTCCTCTATAACTCCATCATAAAGCTTAGGTTTATCAAAGTGCGTTAACAGGCTTGCATCCGTGTATTCACCAGCTTTAACTTCTAAATCTGAAAAATCATCCTGCATCTGATAAGCTTTGCAATCACATAAAAAACCCTGTTCAACTAAATCAGGAATGTCTATGTTTTGAACTATTGATTGATAATATTTAAAGAAGTGCTTTCCTTCTGGAGTGGCTGTTGCACCAATAACTTTAGCATCAGGAAAAAGGTCAAGAATACGGTTAAAGTTTCCTTTGTGCGCTTCATCTAAAATAATTAATGATGGGCGTAAGAAACTAGTTAATTGGGGTCTTCTTTTAATAGTTTCAACCATTGCAAGGTAAATGGTAGCGTTTAAATAGATGTCTTTTTTCCACCTTGAAATTTCTTCTACTGCAACACCAACATTATTAATAGATTTTAAGGTTTGTTTAAATAATTCAGTTCTATCAGTTAAAACCATTGTAACCGTTCCTTTTTCGGCTGCCATTCTTGCCATTTCAGAAAAAACAACAGTCTTTCCGGCTCCAGTAGGTAGGCATAAAACTTGCCGTTTTTCTCCGTTTCTGAAACCATTTCTAAGAATAGCAATAGATTCTGATTGATAAGGTCTTAAATTTATCATCTTATGTAAAGTCGTTTAAATGTGGGAAAATAAAAATCCCGATCTGGTCAGAGGTAGTAGTGCTCCTCCCAGTCGAGATTAATTAAAGTGTTTTGAAACCGCTACTACTCGGCGCTTTAAATATAAGTAAAGTTATTCATATTAGGGAATTATATTGAACTTTTGTCTTGGGTTGATGCTCACTAATGTATTGTTATTTAAATGTGGGATTTACCTATGACAGAAAGCACCGCATGATGTTTCTTTTTTAAGTGATTTATAAAGGCTTTCGATTTCTGGAAATAACATTTTCTCACTTTCACACTCTTTCATTAATTGATTTAATGATTTACCATTTCCCATAATTGAATAAAACTTCATTCTTTGATCTTGTATGTTATTTTCAAAATTCAATACTTCTAAAAATTCATTTTTATTCAAGTGAAACAATGCTTTATATTCTTTTTCTGATTTATAAAAACACATTCTACACCCACCTCTTAACATATAAACTGGTAGCTCTGGATGCAATCCGTTAATCCTTAAAATATCTTCGCAATCATCTCTTGTTAATCCGTTTTCAATTAACGGATAGGTATAATTAACATTTGACTTTAGTTCTAAATTTCCAGTTCTACCTTCTTCATCAGCATTGAACCCAATCATTAACTCGCAATCTCCTTGTTTTCCTAAATAGCTATCAATAGGCTCAATTTTAAAAAGTCGTGTGCAATATCTCGATTGACCAGAAGGCATATATTTTGATTTTATAGCGTAATCTTCTAAACCAATATGTTTTTCATTTTTAACCCTAATTAAATTAAAATCTCCTTTATGTATTTCCTTTAGTTTTTCTTCTACCAAATCAATTCTTTGATACATTAAATCATGTTCTGCTCCTGTATCACACCAAATTGCATTCGCTCCTTTACCATATAATAAACACATAGTAGTTGATTCAACACCTCCCGAAAAACTTATAAATCTTTTCATTCTAATCAAAGTTATTTAAATGTGGGAAATTAATGTTATACCTTCGAGCCTAAAGTGATGCAAACACCATCATAACCTTTGTAAGGAAAATATTTAGAGATAATGTAGCTTATTCTGGTTGCATAAGTATTGTATTTTAAACCTAGTTCATTTAGCGTATAATTTCCTGTTAAAAAATCTTCAATTAAATTGGCTTGCATTTGCATATTATAAGGCTTTGAGGCTTTAATTTTCTTATAACTTGTTTTTATTATATACCTTTTACGCCTTACAAAATTGAAAGCTGTTTTATAGCTTATGCCCAACTTTTCAGAAACTAATCTCAAATTGTTAACAGCATGAGCTTCTTTAAATAATATGCCTTGCTCGTGGTTTATTTTAAGGTTCATAATTTAATATTGGTTTAAGAAATTATCAATAGCTACTTCTGGAATATCTTTAAACTTTTTTATAAAATGCTCAAATTTGCAAACATCAGGCATATTATCTATTCCTAATTCTGCCATTATTTCTTTCATTTTGAAATATTCAGGCAACTCTAATCTTTTTTGAGTTATCGTACTTTTATCAGTTCTTCTTTCAAGTTCTTTTTCTAAAAAACGTGTAGAAACTTCATCTAAATAATCTTCAATATCTATATCTATGCTAGCCATGTTTGTTATAATTTAAAATAAAGCCCCGAACTTAATCAGGGCGGTGAGGGGATTAAAAAGGTAAATCGTCATCTTCTGGTAATTCACTTATATCAGTTGCGCTAATTGGTTCAGGTGCTTTAGCTTCTGATTTTTTAGCGTTTCCAATATATATTTTACCTTCTTTTACTCTGTTTTCATCTGAAGATGAATTTAATTGAACGCTAGAATGATGCCCGTAATCATTAGGTTCATCATTAACCCATTGTGTAAAGTTGAAATAAACCTTACCGTTTTTTGCTTTAGAAAAAGCGGAGTGTTGTAATTTAGCTTGTGCTATCAAATCTGATAAACAGATTGAACCATTTAATAAAATTGCCATTGTTTTAAAAATTAATTGTTATTGATGATTTACTGAATTTAGATTTTACTTTTGGTACCACTTCGCCGTTAAGGTCTGGTACGTCTGTTTTTGAGTGAAAAGCTTCTTTTAATAAAACCTCCCTTGCTTTAAGATGCCTTGCTAAATCTCTATAAATAGCATCATCTTCATAGATCAAAGATTGTGAGCCTGCCTTTGGAGAAAACTGAACACCATTAGCAGATTGAATCTCTGTTAATGACAGCTTATCTCTGAACTCTTTATCCGCCGCTGTTATCACTTCCTTTAATCGGCAAACATTTGAGAATACTTTAAAAGGATCAATTAATCCATCGTCTAAAACCTTGTTTGCTAAAGCTATCCCGGTTTGGATAGCTTGTTTTTTACTGAAATTCTCATCATACATGTAGGCGATTTCTTCTGCCCGAAATTCAAAAAATAGCTCCTTAGACATTTTCAACCTCCATTTCTAAAAAAGTTGCTTTCAGTTGCTTAGCGTATTCAGCAAATTCTTTTTGTTTTGCTTTTGGCATAGCCTTAAAACATTCAGCTAATTCATCTAAACTATTACAAGAATTTAAAGCAGCTTCATAGTTGATTTCATTTGTAGTTACTTCTACGTGTGGAACATCTTCAGTTGTTTCTTCTGGCATTTCTTCTGGAGTGTAAATAGGCCCAGCAAATACATCAGGACAAAACCATTTAACACCATTGCTAATTGCTCTGGCAAATAGCATGTTTTTAGGAAACTTTTCTATATTTTTAGTGAGTGCTTTTTTAGCATCGTCAATAGTAAATGTAGAATTACCTATGTTTTCTTTGCCTTGATAGAAATCTAAAGAACATATTTTGTCATCTAACTTGATAACTTTGTAATCGTACTTGCCGGAACCTTTAACGGTTGATGCAATTAACCCGGCTCCTATTGTTGGCTTGCCTTGTATAATATGAATGCCTGACATTGCAGCAAATGGAGGGATGCCAATTTCTTGACCAGCTTGTATTTTTACAAAGGCTTGCCCCATTTGTTTGGCATCCGTAAACATTCCGCTTTCTGCAAATGTCTTAGCCATAATCATAATGTCATTTACTGGCATTACTTTGATTGTTGATAATTGATTATTTTCCATGATTTTATAATTGAATTAAATAATTAATAAATAAACCGAAACTTAAAATAGTTAAGGCAATTAGGCAATACTTAGCCCACCTGAAACTATCTTCTATTTGCTGTGGAGTTTTGCTTTGAAACTCGTTGTCGATGTGGTTGTGTACTTTCATGATTACAAGTTTGGGTTTGGCTTTTCGTTTAAAGACTGAATTAGATAATCAGCAATATTTACAGACCTGTTTGTGTAAATTTTATAATCTAATGCGTCAACTCCTTCACTTAATAAGCCCTGCATGGCTTCTATTGCAAATTGCTGTCTAATTGTTAATCCTGTTTCAAAATCTCCGTTTTCTAAAACAATAGAGTTTGCCGGTTCGTTTCCTGTTATTTTCATGATACTTTTCTTAAAGTGTTTAAATGAAACTTATTTGATTTCCTATGCTCCGGAACTTCAACCATTAATTGAGATTTAGCGTTAAGGAAAACATCATCTAATGAGATTTGAAATTCTGGGTAGCAGGTTTTAACTCCCTTTGGGATTAAATCACCTTTTAAGTTTTGGAAAATTTCCCTAAGCATTTGGCACCTCCTTGCTTAATAGTTCAGGGTTATCGTGAATGTTTCCGATTATTTCGATTTTATCCCAATCCCAAAGGTCTTCGCCTTCCCATCCAAAACTTTCGCTTTCAACGTCAAACCCATTGTGTCTATAAACTATATGAGAAACTTCTTCTTTTGTTAATATTTTCAAATCTTCACCAGCCAACGTTTGTAAATTAGTAGCCTCCCAATCATCAGTTAATCTTTTTACAACATCCCCTTCATAAATATCTTGACCATTTGGAAACTCTTTTGTACGCTTATTATCCTTTAAGCCTGTGAATTGCATAAGATTATTATGACAAAAAAATTGATTAAAAAAAGTTGACATTAAACTACTGCCTAATTTTGCACCTAATATTTTAGCATCTTCTTGACTGTCTGAATAAAACATTTTGCCATCTTCAAAACATCTAAATTTTATCTCCCTAAGCATGTTCAACCTCACTTTCTTTAGGCAAATTCATATAAAGCGCATCTTTTAAATACTTTGCCTCGCATAAACACCCATCATAATAAAATGACTTAGGATATTCTTTTACCATTTTTTCTAAATGATCAATGCGCTCATTAAGTTCTTTAATAAACTTATCCATTTACAACCTCCAGCTTTAAAACTTCATTAACCATAAATTCAATACACTCTTTTTTGATGTTTTCAATTTCAAATCTGGTAGCCTGATAAATTAAAAACTCAAATAAATCATCAGTATGTTTTACCGTGTCCATTTCATCCATGCCATTTGTCATGCAGATTTTTTCTAAGTCGTATCTGCAAATTTCAAAGGCTATTGAATCGTCATCTTCTGGTAAGAAAACCAGTAATTCAATAACTGAATCAAAAGGTGATCTAAATTCTAATCCATCATTTAGGATATTCTTAGCGTTGTAATCAGCTCTAAATATTATGCTTCTTAACTGTTCGATGTTTTTCTGTACTTTTGCCATGTTTTGTAAAATTTAATTTTCTTTAAGTTTTAGAGCCTTGTTTCCGCAAGGCTTTTTTATTCGTAAAATTTTCTTAGATGCTTTTCGTAAACCGCCCGATACTTTTCTTCATCTACTCTGTTTTCGGGTTCTGTTTCCGCTTTGTGCTTTTCCCAAGCCAATTTTGCTTCTTGTTTATAATTCGGTTCATATTTGCTTTTTTCTATTGGTTTCTTTTTGTTTAAGTAGGCGAGCTTTAGCGTCATCTGATAAATCGTTTAGTCTGATTACTTTTCCATTTCTAACTGTGAACTGCTTTAGATTACATGGTTCGTTATTAAGCCTAGTAATAGTCGAGCGATAAGATTGAATCTTATTATCAGGAGGCGAGATTTCTTCAAACACGCTCATCATGTTTAAATTTTGCGAGATACTTAAATTAAGATTTATTTGCATATTCTGTTTATTAATATATATATTTGATTTATATTGTTTTCAAAAGTAAACAAAAAGTTTATAAGTACAAAATAAATTTACTAATAAGTTTAAAAATAAATTATCAACATTATTAAAGATGTTAACAGGATTAGAAGCAAAAAGAATAATAAGGGCGATGGATGTTCCGATGCAAGACGTTGCGGAATGCTTGCAAATGAGTAAGCAAAATCTAAGTAATCATTTAAGAAAAGATTTTATTTCAAATGGCTTTTATAGGTTATTAAAAGAAAAGTTTCCTTTACAGTTTACAAATAACAAAGAACCAAACCAACCTAATATACAACCTCAAAAAACTAACATCATGAAAGATCAGAATTACCAAATCATTTTAAGCGCATTAACAGATAAGATCCAAAAGTTAGAAGAAAAATTAAATCATTACGAAGCGGTTAAACCAAATACCAGAGAGGTAGGCTAAAGTGCGTAACTATCCATTTACAAGGTAAAGAAAATAAATGTCAAAACTACATTAAAGAAAATAACAGATAACATCAAAAGCATTATGAAAAGAAAATCTATTAAAGAAAATTTAAGTAGCATCAATGGAAGGTTGAGGTACTTAAGAAAAAAAGAGAAATTAACCTTGGAAGAACTTGCTGAAAGAACAGGTTTATCCGTTTCAAGTCTGCAGCGTTACGAGGTTGAAGGATTAACGGTCATGAATAATGAGTATTTAGCATTCATGTATAAATTAGGCTACAACCTAAACTGGATTTTAACCGGCCAAGAATCCGAGAAAAGAAATCCTGATCCGAAAAGTTTAATAACCGATACAACGGAAACTAAAATCAGGATTGAAGTTTTAGAAAACCAGGTTAAGTATTTAACCAGAATGTTCATAAACATAGCTGAAAACAAATCAAACTTTGGAGAACGATTTGTAAAAAAAGCAATCAATAAAGGGACAGAATAGGGACAAAAAAGGGACAAAAACAAGCTTAAACCAGAAGTAAAAACGCTTTCATAATGCTAAAAAAGCCGTTTAAAGGAATAAACCCGAATCCCCCACTCTCCGCAGAACCTTTAAAACCGCCTCGCAAGGGCGGTTTTTTAGTTAAGGGACAAAAAAGGGACAAAAAAGGGACTTTCAGAATGTCTAAAATAAACTATAAAAACCTACAAATTAAACGCTACTCTGATAAATGGTTTGTCCAATACTATTTTAGGGTTCCACCTGAATTATGGGAACTGTACGAATCAAAAGAGTTTGTCAGGTTTAAAGTTTATGAAGGATTAAATTATCTTAAGGGCGAAGAAAAAGAAAAGTTTGCAAATCAGTTGCTAAAAGATGTTAAGGAACAATTAGAAGCTGGGTTTAATCCATTTTCTCATTTGGTTGTTAAAAAATATACTGATGAAGAAATTTCACAATCAAATAAAAACAATACTCCCAAGCTAACAACCGCCTTATCAGATTTTATAAAGCAGAAGGAAAGTAAAGAACGATCTAAATCAACAATTCAATCCTACCTATCATATATTAGTAAAATAGAATCTTACTTAATAGAATCACAACAAGCTGATATATTGGTATCAAATCTAAATGATGATTTTATAATTGCGTTGATGAAATATATTGAAGGTAATTATGAGATTGGAGCCACAACTTATAATAATCATATTAGATTTTTAGTAACCTTATTAAAATGGTTTGAAGCGAAGCCGCGAAGCTGGGTTAACTTTAACTCATTCAATTTCGGTAACGATACGGAACTTGAAAAGAAAACCTCAAAGATTTTAAAGCATAAATATTTCACGAATAACATTTTTGAGATAGTTAAAAAGGAAATGGAAAAAACTCCATCACTCCTATTTTACGCTAAGTTTATTTATTATTCATGTATGCGGCCAGACGAAATCCGTAATTTAAAGATTGAAAATATTGATTTGCAAAGTAGAGTAATTAGGATAATTGGCAAAACAGGTTTTAGGTCGGTTCCAATTTGTAATGAATTATTTGAAATGCTAAACGAATTAGACTTGCAAAATCATTCCTTAAGCGATTATGTAATTGGAGGTAATGGATTAGTTGCAAGCTATCAACATTCCGAAAACTATTTTTCTAGAGTATTTCGGGGATTAAGAAAAGATTTAAAATTAGATGATTCCTTTACCTTGTACGGTTTTAAGCACACCAGAGTAGTCCATTTACTCAATGCCGGGTATAAAGATATTGAAGTGATGCAATTAACCGGGCATCGAGATACTGCATCTTATGATAAATATAAAAGGGATTTAACTGGCAACATTGATTCTAAAATGACTGGTAATACTATTGTTTTTTAGTGTAGGTAATCCATTAGTAGTGAATAAACTAAATCACTATCATCATTTAATTGTTCAAGAGTTTCTTCTGTCATTTCTTTGCCATCATATTCAGCACTAACAATGTGAGCATCACAATAATCTGGAGAATCTTTATGATCTATTCCAGCAAATTGAATGTCGTTGATTTTTTTGTATTCTAATATTTCTGTTGTTTTCATAATCCTAATTCTAATCTAATTTATTTTCTTCACTCCCTTCAATCAATCCACTCACAAAGTTACCTTTATCCATTCTTAGCTTTTGGTCAAGTATCATTTTAGCCTTCTTAGTAATGGTTAAATGAACAGTAACTTTATCTTCATTGCCTTTCTTTCTCCCAGCGTTCGGTATTGCCCCTGTTAGTTTGTTTTTTCTCATGATAAGTTAAAAAGGCTCTCCATATTCAACATTTACTGAATCGGATTTAAATTGAAAAATCTTTTTACCGTCAAAGTTATAGCCAACATAAGCCATAAAAGCATTTCCAACTGAGACGTTACCAATTACGATCGTTTCAAGTTTTATTTCTTTGCAAGCACTTGGCTTATCATAATATTGTTCATAATTTGATTGACTAATTGTGGTCAATTTGTTTGGCTGCATACTATATGCCTCCGAAATGGATTTAATTTTTTCCAAAATTTCTATATTTTTGTTGAACAAATAAACCCAGTTTGCTTTGAACTCTGGGAAAGTCAAGTAAATACCAATAGGGAACCAGAATTTAGTTATCGCCCGCATTCCCAACATGGCGCTCATACAAATATACACTATTTTTAATTAATTGTAGGTAATATTTAAAATATATTTCATTTTATTTAAATGTGGGAATTTTACTTATATTTAAGCATGGATTTTGAACCTAAAACAATTAAGCATTTAAAGGAATACGGAACTTACGCTATTACATTAACGGTTAGTATTTATACTAATAAAAAGAACATAGGATTTGAGGCCATTGATACATATAAACCAAAAGGATTAATATTAACTGGTGCAAGTTTTGTTAGATATGAAAACAATCCTTTATTTAAAACAGAAGCGAAAATGCACACTACACTATCGGCAAATTAATTAAAGATTAATAAAAAAAAAGCCAATTAAATTAATAATCGGCTCTGCGTTCTATTGAACCGTTCGGAAATTCCGAACGGTTGCCTATTATTTAAATGTTCTGTAAATAACCTGCGAGTTAATCAACGCATCATTTAGTGTGGTATTGAAATAATCTTTGGTAAGATTTCCAACTAATAAAGCTTTTTCACCGCCTGTTAGCTCATTAGCTTTACTTAAATATTTAGGTAGGTTTAACTTTAACCACCGTAAAACAATATCATCCGTATTGCCAGGTATAATCTTTACAATTACATCTGAAAATGGACTTTGAACAAAATCATTAATATTGTCAGCTATCTTAATAAAGATGCCAATAGCTTTTTTATCCTTTTCAGGCATTGATTTGGTGAATAGACTAATGATAAATTTTAATATTTTCATAATTTTTAACTATTTAAAATGGTTATAATTAGCAAGCACATTGTTATGATTATAATGTAAATCCAATTCTTTGGAGTGGGCGGGTTGAATAATGCTGTGCTCATAATTTACCATCTAGCTTTAGTTCCCCTACGATCATAATGAACAAAGCCTTTGTAAATTCCGATACCGCCCTGCTCCATTTTTCCCAAACTAATAAGCTTTTCAATCACTTTAGCTAATTCTTTTGGAGTTTTATTTTTAGAATTAATATCTGCACCATTGGCTTTTAGATGCTGACTTTCTTCTGCACCGCCAACACTATCGTTATGCTTTTTAGTTCTGTAACCACTTCCTGTTATCATAACAGATTCACCTAAATAATCCCTTAATACTTGTAGGTTTTCAGCTACTTTAGTAACGTTTTTAATAAATTCACATGGTACTTGCGTTCCATCATTACAATCAAATTCCTCAACTGTAAAACTTTTTGTTAGTTGTAATCTTGTCATTAGTCTTTATTTAAAATTCTATCCAGTTTTATATTTATAAGGTCAATATCAGCCTTGTTTAATTCAATATTTTGCTTGTTAAGCTCGGCAGTCACCCCTAAATTTTCTAATTTGGTTTCTACAATTTGAAAATCCTGTCTTTGCTCTGCGCTAACCTCTTTCTTTTCGGTTTTTAAATCGTGGAGGTTTTCAGCAAGCTTATCAATCTTATTATCCATAGTGATAAGAAAGCCAACAAACATCACTAAGTAAAGCGCAAACTGAATTATATCTTTAAGTTTTATATTAAGTGCTTCCATTATTCTTCTGATTTTGTAATTACTGCGGTTATTTCAGCCGTTGTTTCGCCTGTATTAATTTTCTTATTTCCAGTTGTGGAACTTCCAAAATAGTAACCTGTTACCGTACCAACGACACCAACAATAGCTATTAAAACCTGCTGATTAGCCTGCTTTTCAATTAACAGAATCGTGAAGTAGTACATAAACGCCATTAATATTATCAGAAATCCTACTATTGGTTTGAAGTTTTGCATTAATTTTTCCATTGTTGTTACCTATTTTGCATTGAGTTAAAAAATGTTACTATTCTTGATTGTTGTAATTCCATTGTGGCATTTGTTAGAGCAGAACCAATACCTACATATTGATAAGGTCTATTTGAAAACAATCCCGAAGCTAATCCAGTAGGTGAGTTACGCCCTGCAATAGTTAATGGGGATGTGGTGTTTATTAAGCTAATAGCACCAATTTTGCTAAAAGTTTCTGCACCATTTATTGTAACTGATATTGTAGTGCCGCTTATTTTAGAGTTTATAAATCCTTTTTTATTAGAGTTTGACCTAATAAAATCAATAGTTGAATTATTCCCTATTGCAAATTGATTAAAAGTTGTGGCAGATGCAGTCTCTAAGATATTAGCTGCCGTTGATATACTAGAAGTTGTTCCAATATCAACTCCCACGCCTTGTGTAGATACGGCATTACTAAAAAAAGAAAGATTAGATGATGTGTTGCTAAGGCTTATGCTAGGGTTTATAAAAGTGTGCGCAAAACCTGTGCTTCCATCTCCTTGCATTCCATTTGCAGAATGTGTAATTGTACCGCCATAAGTCAACCTAAATCCTGCATCCGTATCAACAGGGTTGTTTAAATTAAACTTATGAGTTGCTGCTGTTCCTCCGATAAAAGGATATTGAGCTTTCATTAAACTATAACTACCAATAGCTTTTTCAGAAGTTACCAAATAGTTAGAAGCTGCGTTTTGCAATACGCTTGGCACTACACCTGCATTCTCAATAGCCTTTAAATAGTTTCGGCTGCTTGTATCTTGTACGGTGATAACTTTACCACCTACTACGTAAAAACCCGCTTTAGATTGAGCGTAAACAGTTCCGATTAATAAAGCCCAAATGATTAATATTCTTTTCATTTTATAAAGATTTATGTGTTCTAAAAATATCATATACTATGCTGTAAACACTCATAGTGCCGTTACCTGCTGTTATTTTAACTAAGCCACCATTAGCTATAAACGTTGCTAAAGAAAATGCATTTATGCTAATATCAAAACCCACCTCTGTATTAGCTCCTTTAATAAATGTTCTTGTTTGTTTAAAAATAACGCCTTGTGTGCCACCTATGTCTATACCAAAATCGAAGAAATCAGATGAACTTGTTGACTTAGCTTTAAACCTTATTGAAATTCCGTATCCATCGCCAACTGAACCGGGTGTTATCTTAGATGTTGCGCTATTGTAAAAATCAGTAACGCCTACTGGTAATTGACTTTTTATTGAAGTAGCAGCGTTATTTGTTAAAGTTACTGTTGTTCCTGTCGCGATACTTAAAGGGCTTGCAGGAGTGTAAAGACCGTCTGAATAAGAAGCCCAACCTGTTCCTGTGGCTTTATCTCCAACAATACTAAATACTGTACTATTTGAAACGATTGAGGTAAAGACATTTAATCCTGATAAAACTTTAGTAGTAACACCATCAATTGATGATCCGCTAATTGTAACTGCATTAGATGTTGCATCAATTTTCTTTACCGTAACTGTTAACCCTGCCATAATAGCTGCAGTTGGTAAAGTAATAGTCATGTTGCCTGAGGTTGCATCTGCTCTGACATATAGTATTCCATTAGCTCCAAAATCGCTTAAAACAACTGTATAACTAGCTGTTTTAGTTTGTGTGTTGGCGGTTGTTCTGTCGGCTTGTACGCCTTTAGCAATATTACCAGCACCATCAATTAACGCCACACCAACAAGTCCATCTGCAAATGCTGCATTCGTTTTGTCAAACAATACATCTTTAGTTTGCGTTCCGTCAAAAGTTTGTGTTCTTAATCCTAATGACCACCAGTCACCAGTTACGGGCGTTGTTGGTGCTACACCTGTTGGCATTCTGTATGAGCTTATTGATACTGTGGCTGGTGTTAAGTGCATTCTTCCTGTAAGGGTTAAACTTCCTTGTCCGTTATCAACAGGCGATGTTCCTAAATAAAGACTTCCACTATTCCACAAAGCCATTCTATTTGTGAAAACAGTTTGGGCATCGTTAATAGTTCTAAATTGTAGATATTCGTTAGCAGCTACACCTACATTTCTAATTTCGTAAGTATTTTTATCAGTTGTTACAGAACCCGTTGCTTTCATTCTTAATGAAACATCATTTGAAGTAATATTCAAAGAAGCTGAAGATGCCGTAGTGGCTGCCGTAAACAATCCCCCTAAAGCCGATATGTTGCCTCCAAATAAAGATTCATTGCCTCCCGATGCTATTCTAACCCTATTTGACGCATCCGTTCCAATCAAATGATAATAGCCTGAATTAGCAGCATTTCTACCATCTAAACCAAAACCATTAGTCAACAAGTAAGTAGTTCCTGAAATACCTACATCCGTAAATTTAGAAAATCCATTCACTTCAAATGGGGTAGTTGGTGTAGTAGTTCCTATTCCTAAATTACTTCCACTTTGAAATATTGTGCTATTTACAAATTTAGAACCAGTGCCTAATCTTGGAATATAACCACTCGTTACTGAATAGTAATCCGCATTTTTTCCTAAATTAGAGTTTGACAAAAAAGCTTTTGAAACAATATCTCCCATATAATTTGTTCCAATAGGAAAAGAAGGGTGTAATCCATCACCTAAAAAAGTGGGTATTGTTTTTAAATTTATACCACTAATAGCATATAAATCTATGCATTGAATAGCATAAAAATTACTTACTTGACTAATTGTTACTGATAAGTCTGACAAGCTCCAGCCTAAAGGATTTATCCCTTTATATGGAACACCCGCACCATTTGCCTCTGGCGGTGTAATTATAAATATTTTTATTTTTGGATTGCTTCTATTGCATAATTCAATAAACTTTTTTAAATCTCCCGCATAAGAGCCATTATCTAAAGGTGAGTTTATGTTTCCTAATGGAATACTCCCGTTAGCAAAATCATTTACTCCTATATGTAGCGTAACAATATCATAAGCCAATAGAAATGTTGAATCTGTTGTAAAAGACGTTTTTAAAGCTGCTAATTGTTGATTGATTCCTTGTCCGCTAACTGCTCTAGTTGTTAAAATTAACCCTAAGTTACTTGCAACTCTGCCTACATAGTCACTAGCAGGATCATTAGAAAATGAATCTCCAAAGGCTATCCATTTTTTATTTAATAAATTTGAGTAATTATTTGAATATACATTTCCATTAACATTGGCATTACCGAGCATCTGAAAACGACTTGTTGTATCTAAACCGAGAGTGTTTATTTTAAAAAAACCATTATTTTCAAACCTACCCCTCTCTAATCCATTAGTTCCAAAACTTAAAAGAGACCCGCCCCCACTATTAAAAATTTTAAAATTAAAGCTTTCGGTGTCCGAATCGAACCCAACTAATCCAGAATAATTACCATCTAAAGCTCTAGCAAATTGTATTCTGCCCCCTTTATTTATAGACCCGAATCTGTTTAAACCATTAGTAAAAATATTTAATCCACTAATATTATTACCACCATTTAAGTTTGCTTTTAATCCAAAACTATTTGTTAAGTTATATGATTGTAAACCCACCCTTAAAACAGCCACATTAGTTGGCGTATCTAAAGCCATTGTAACCGTTTTATAAGTTTGTGCAAATCCTGTAAATGATGCGCAAATGAGCGCAAGTAGTATTAATTTTTTCATGATGTTATTACTGTTATGGTTTGAGCTACGTTTGAATCAAAATTTATTATCTCGTTGTTAGACCATTCTGATGCTGGCATTTGGTAAGTGCTTCCGGATGTAATTGCAACCTTAATAGCTAAAACCGCCTGGCCTGCTGCTAATACTAAAGGCAACTTAAAAGAACCGTTACCCATTGCCACTAGATTTAATTGTGTGAAGGTTGAAGTTGTTATCCCCGGTTTAATTAAATTGACTATGTCTTGCGCTGTACCTACATAGCCACCGTTTAAAACATAGTTTGCTAATACTGGAATCGTAGGTTTGTTTTTTATGAAGTCTTTTTTTGTATTATCAATTTGCGCAAAATCTGATTGAATATTTACTTGTGCAAAAGCTTCAACATTATCTAACTTGGTTTTTAAAACGTCCGTAAAATCGTTTTTACTTAAATCTTTACCAGCTACTTTATCAACTTTTGTCGAATAAAGTTCGGTAAACATGTTTTGAACTTTGATAAATGCACTTCTAAGAAAATCTCCTAATCCATCATTAGGTGTCGAGGTGTTTAAGTTTTCCTGTGCCATTAGTACCAGCCTATAATGTTAGTTTTTGCTTTACCTTCACAATCTTTGTATTCTGGAATGCTAATTGTTTTCATGTATTCTTGAAAACTTAGCATCACATTATTTGCAAGGCTATTATATCTTGCAGATAGCCTGTCAATTTCCTTTAAATCAGTTGATTGTTCGGGTTTTACGATGCCGTTATTGCTTACCTTACTGCTATTCATAGCGATATAATGTGAGCAACTGAAATAAACAAGCATGTCAATGATGTAATTATCAAAAATGATTAAGTATTCACCAGCTAAAGTTCCGGCAATGTAATCAGCATTGATTTTATCATATAATTTCAAACCTAAAACCCTCTTTAAATCCGTTGTTTGAGATATAAAAATAAAAGGCTTCAAACTATCACTATCAATATTACCAGCAAATGAAGTCAAAGCAGGTATATCATTCTCTTTTAACCAAGATTTAATCATTGTTCAGTATTATCTAAAGTGTTCTCTGCTTCAAAATCTTTAAACCAAGGCATAATTTGTGGGTTAATAATATCAGTAACCTTTTTTAAACCACTTGTTAAAATCATCCGAATAGGATTTATTTTCTTTCTGTATAAAATCTTTAAAGCCATTGAATATTCCTCGGCATTATTAGAAAAACCGCTTCCACTTTGGCTATTTGAAAATAAAATGCTAGGCATGCCGTGAGCTATTTGTAATTTTCTTTCAGCCTCTTCAGCATAAAAAACATTTTGTTGGTTTAAGTCTGGCGGGCTTATCCTGTCAACCGTAACCGCCTCATCAATGCTATCATTAAAAGATACAACTACGTTACTAGCATTACTAGAACCTGTTGCCATTCTTCGCACCTTATCAGCTTCTGCTTTTGCAGCTTCTGGAGTTTCCTGTCTTCCCTGGTTGTAATTAATTACAGTAATATCAGATAGCCCATTTTTAAAATGGTTTATAGCTGTATTGCCTAACTCACCTTCAACCCTTGCCCACGGAATACCAGATAAATAAGATGGTACCGGAAAAAATGGTTCGGGAGTCGGCATTCTAATAAATAGAACTTCTAAGTTTTGACCTTCTTTGTAAATCCCTGTAAACGATGGGTAAAATTGAGGTTTGTATTTATAGCGATCATTCCAATCGTAACAATACCAATATCCCTCTACTTTAACATCTTGCTGATTATATCTTACACCTAATTTGTAAATAGGAAGGTGCTTAATTAAAATAGGCTTTTTAGTTTCTTCATTCCAAATAACCTGAACGCTTACACCTCCGTAAATATAAAGGTCTTGGCAAATCAAGTAAGCGTCTTCATTCGATATGATCTGCTTTAAGTTGCCGCCTGCTACACTATCAATTAATCCCTCTCCGTATATGTAGGCTACGTAATCGTTAATAATTGAGCTATTACTAGGGCTGTCATCATAAGCGTCTCTGTAAGTCTTAAAATTGATATTATTAACACCGTTTAAAATCCAATTAATGCCGCTTCTAGGTTTAATATCAATAGGTTGATAAGCCGAAAACTTTTCGGGACTACCCTCAAACGCAAAAGTTTGCAAACCTTTAATATTGGAATCTTTGATTTTGGCTGCCATATTCAAAATTTTGTGTGTTAGTACCGTTTTTTAGAATTTGTATTTTACCTAAATAAATAACCTCGCTGCCATTCTTTAACTCAAAATCAAATTTGTCTAAAACTTTAAATTGTACAGGTTGAGTTGTGATCGTTAACTCTAACTTTTGACCAACAATAAAAGTAAAAGCAGGTGTTAAGATGGTATCATCCATTTCCTTACGTAGCGTTAAGGTCAAAACATCGTTTGCTAATGGATATTTTCTAGGTATTAATGAAATTTTTAATGGATTATATAAAAAAAGTACCTTCATTTTAAAAAAAATATAAAAAAAGCCATACTATTTGCATGGCTTTTCATTAGAATTTAATCAAATTAATCAACCACTTTTAAAGCTGCTGCATATTGCGTTAAAGCTGTTGACGTAAGCAAATATTCTCTTGAATAATCTGGCTCCATAGTTTGAAAAGTTACGGTAAAACCGTTTAAGTCTCCAATAGTTCCGCCTGTTTGGTCGTCAACTGTGATTGCCATTGCTCCGTTTTGAGAACCTGCAACGGTAATCGTTCCGTCTTTTCTTTCGATAAATAAAACCACCTCGCCATTTAATAGCTCCTTAATTTTAGTTACTGTTTTTACAGCATCTCCTTTAGGCACATTAAATATTACTGGTAAATTTCCAGTTACTCCTTTGCTTCTATTATCGCCTCCGCTTACTCCGTTTTCTACGTAGTTTGCAGTAGTTGATTTTACTTCAAATCGAGCTAAGGAAGTCAATCCATACGTAGGCAAAATAGTTATAACTCCAGTCGCTGTCTTTGCTATTCTATTCAAAGAATCGTAATCTCCAACAGATATAGCTAATATCCCGGCTTCACCTGATATACAAGCTAATTTTCTAGAGCCTGATAATGTTACACATCCCATAATTTATTTTAGTTAAAGGGAGGCGTTAACCTCCCTGTTAATGACTAGCCTACGTATAAAACGTTAAACTTTTGATTGGCTACGTGAGCGCCTATTGATAAAACAGATTTGATAAACATGTCTTCTCTGTTTGGTCCAAGCGGCTCAATTTTCAGGAAGTTGTTATCGCTCACTAAATCAGTAACCCAAAATAAATGAGATTTTAAAGCAACAATTACAGAGTTGTTCGGAATCGGAACAAACTCAATCAATATACCGTTGAACCTAAACTCTGTGTTTGCATCGTTTACGGTAAATGGTTTATTGAAGTCTGAAACAACATTGTTAGCGGTTACGATTAATTGCTTAAGATTCATCGGAGCATAAATGATAGGTTGCTCATTACCCGCTAAAACTTCCGCCGGTATTGCAGAATAAATTTTATCAAATTCAGCTTTTAAATTCAATGATGTAAGCGGTACTCCAGCAACTTTTATGCGTGTTCCTAATCCTAATGTTCTTGTAACGTTAGAATCGTTGTATAACATTTTGGTAAAAATACCATCAATTTGAGATGGTGTTAAAGCTGCTACTGCTGTTTTTTCAGCTGCTCCAATCGCACCTTGACCAGCTCCTGCAACTAATGCTGCTACTGCAGTCTGTGTTGCTGCTGTCGCTCCAATCCAAAATTCTTTTTCTAAAGCTAATGCCATTTTCTTAGCATAAATCCCACCGATAACAACACGCTCAAATTCTGAACTCATCATATTCCATGCACCTGCTGCCATGTCTCTTTTGAAACGTGAGAAACGCAAATTGTCCGGGCAAAATTCTTGGTAGAACATTGCTTTCTTTGGCGTTACTACTGAATCAAATGCGCTTAACTCTCCTGCACTTGTTGGAAGTCCACAAACAAACTCTTGAAGCGTTGCGGTTGCACTTGCTTCAGTAAATATTGTTTCAGCTTTAACATCTGTTTCAAATGTTACTAAGCCTTTAGCGATTGTTTGGTTTTCGAACAATATCTCTTCGATAACCGGCTCGGCTGCTACGCCTCTAATGTCAACTTTGTTATAAGCTATTGCCATGTCTTTTTATTTTTATTTTGATGCTCTAAATTTTTCTAATGATGTCATTTGCTCAAATGATTTTTCTTTTGGCAAATCAACAACCGCTACTTTTTCCGCTTTGAAATGTGCTAAATCAGTTTCAACTTGCGCTTTTTGTGATTTCATGGTTTCTAATTCGGTTTCTGCAACTACTTTTTCGCCTTGCAATCCAGCTAACTTTTCTTTTAAGTCAGCATTTTCAGACAATAAAAGATTGTACTTATCCTCCCACTCTTTTGCAAGGTCTAGCTTTTGTTCTTCAGCGTCTATAATTGCCATTGGCGAAACTTCTTCTGCAAACCATGCCTTAAATTGAGCGAATAAAGATTTTTTTTCTTCTTCTGTATTCATATTTATTTGTTCATTAATTTCGTAATCTAAAAAAGCCTCTACACTCAAGCCATCTACTTCGCCTGTCTTTACAAAGTTTTCCCAAACATGATCGTTTTCAATCTTGTAACCGATAATCAAATCACCTTTTTGAACGTCCTCCATCATTAAGGTTTTAGATTTGTCTAATTCAGGGTCATTAACTATCCAGCTTTCAATAGGATAAACACCATCTACTTTATCATCCGCATGGTTAATATTCATTTTAACCTTGCCAGCGTTGTTGTTTCTAAAGTATGACTGTTGGATTTTTTCTATTTCCTCTGAATCGAAATAAACTAAAGCGGGTTCACCATTAACATTTTTACGGTAAATATCTTTATCTGGGCGCATTGCAACAGAATAGATAATACGCTTTTCATCATTGGCGAAAAATACAGGCTTTTCGGCTTCTTCTGCAAACTTAGAAAGCTTAGTTTCAACGGCCGCACCTAAAACAAGTGAAAACGAATCAACCTCAGTACCTTTCTTTAATTTAGCTTTGTATCTTTTCATTATAACAAATATCTTAACTAATAAAATATATTATTACAATGTGAGTCACAAAAGGTAAAGTTATTTATATATGGGATTTTTGTTTATATTTGAGTTCTAGTTTATAATTGGTTTTATGATTGATTTAAAGCCCTGTGTCCTCCCAAGATAACAGGGTTTTTTTATGGCATAATAATTAACTACATTTATCTCATGAAAAAATTATTATTTACCCTATGTTTATTAATCTCATTTTCTGCTTATTCTCAAACTAAGAAAACTAAGATTTTAGAAGAAAAGATAGGTGCAATAAATTTATCCTACTCTAAGAATGTTGATTTAAATAAAAACGAAACTTATTATTTCTGCAGCTTAATATTTCAAAATGCAAAATATACTATACCCGATATAAAGGCTATATCCTTTGTTGATAAAAATGAACTAGAAGCCTTTACCAAAGACTTAAATAAAATTTATGAGCAAATTCTTTTAGATGAAAAGGTTGATTTTAGTTTTAAAAGAACAGAATACAGTTTAGTGCTTTATGACTTTAGCTCAAATCTATACATTAATTCAGTTAAAGGCGTTACTGGTTATACAATACTAGGCAAACCACTTGTGAAAAAGCTTATTGATAATTTATCAAAGATTGACTTTGGTAGTGATACTTTAAAATAATGAAATTCAGAATAGCCTACTTAATTTATTTCCTTTTAACGGTTGCTCTAATATTCGTTTCAATAGATTCTTATAAGCGAATCAAAACTATCAATTTAGAAAACGCCCGCTAATGATAACATTATATCTAGGGATTTACGATGGCGATGTTCAAAGGTTTAAATTTGATAGTGTAGATTCTTTATTAGAGTATTTAGAAGAGTTAAAAAGGTTTGATTGCATTTGGCTTGCAACTAATGATATAAGAAAACATCATACTTGCGAAATAATGATAACAGAAAAAATAGATAAGATTATATTATCTATTCAATATGATTACTGGGATATGAAAAGCCATAAGTATTATAACTTTTCTGTTCAAGAATATCAAAGTTATGAAGAAGCTTATTCAGTCGCTTTAAGTATGCGAGAATACGATCCTAAATATTATAGATAAAAATTTTTAAGTAAAGTTGTTTATATGTGGTAATTATTATTTACATTTGAATTGTAAATGATGCTGGCACATCTAAAAAGAAACTTAAAGAATCCTTATTCGGGTGATGAATGCCAGTTCTGACCTCGACTAAGGATTTTTTGTTTTATGGAATCTAAGGTTTGTAGTAAGTGTTTAGAAATAAAGCATTATTCTGATTTTTATAAATCTAAGGGTTATAAACACGGTATAGATTCAAGATGTAAAAAATGCAAGAACCTAGTATCAGAGAAGTGGAGATTAGAAAATAATCTTAAATACAAAGATTTGCAAAAAAATCATTACAAGTATAATAAAGATAGATATACAAAATGGAGTAAAAATTTTTTTACAGAAAATCCAGAATATCAAAATTCTTACAATAAAAAATATTATTTAGAAAATCTAAATAAAATAAAAAAAGCTGTTAAAATTAACAGTAAAAAAGCAATTAAAAATCTTACTGATAAATACATTATAGAGAAGTTAAAATGTGATGGTTTTTATAAAAACCAAATAAATAGAGAGTTAATAGATTTAAAAAGAAACGTATTATTAATTAAAAGAATTAAAAAAGAACATGGAAAATCAAGAAAGCAAAAAACAATTAGCACCACCAAATAATAAAGCACTTTATCATTCATTATCAGCTTTATTTGCATCAGTATTAAATGATGAAATACCTTTAGAGAAAGCAGATAGGCTTGTAAATATTGCTAGTAAAATGCAAAAGTCTTTAGAGATAGAAATCCATAGGGCAAGAACAGAATTTATAATTGGTAGTCAATCAATAAAATTAAGAGAAATAGAAATCACTAATCCCGAAACATAAACATCATGGAACTACAATTAAAAACAGAAATAAGAGAAGAATTCCTTAATGAAGAAGGTATTAGGGGATTAGGCATTACATTTGAAAATATTGAAGATGAGGGTTTTTATCTAAGTTTTTCATACTTATCACTTATACCAATGCAGGAATACGACAGAGGAGTTCAATTATCAAAAGACAGCGCAACCGTATTACATGGGTTTTTAACCGCAATACTTAAATTATAAACGCTATGAATAACCCATTTCAAGAAATAGATAATCGCCTTGAACGGATCGAGTTGCTTTTATCTAAATTAGTTGATGAAAAGAAAGTTGAAATCAATAGCGAGATTAATATTATTGATGGTAAAGAACTTTGTAAGAAGTTAGGAATAACAATCGTAACTTTAATTAGATGGAAGGCAAAAGGCAAAGTTCCTTACCTGCAAATAGGGGGGTTAATTAGGTATAACCTAAGCGAAGTTTTAAAGGCACTTGAAAACAAAAAAAGCTACCATAACAAGTAGCTTTATTTTGATTAAGCCTTTTTGTTAAAATATTGAAACAAAGCTTCGCTAATTATCTCGCTCATAGAGCATTCCTTTTTCTTTGCCTCGTTTCTTAATTTTAAAACTATCCACATTTTAGGATAACAAAGCAATCGATTTTCTTTTGCCATTATATAGAATTTGATTTAATCTTATTATTATCTAAACTTTGTTGGGTTGTTACTTGCTTGCCTACCACAAAAGCTTGTATGGGCGGTTGATTTGCGTTGTTTTTAGATACGCTAGTTGCAATTTGATTTTCTCTCGATGCTTGAAATGAAACTTGCGGAGTTGGTGAACTTCCACCACCGCCACCGCCTTGCACTTGCGAACCGCCTGCATCACTTGGAGCACTTCCACCACCCAAAGCTTTTAAAGCGGTTGAAGTATTCTTAATAATTGAACCTGCGGCAAACACGCCCGTTGCTACTGTTTTAGCAATTTGCGGTATAGATAGAATAGCTCCCGCTTTTGAATCAGCAGAAATACCTGTTGCTATATTCATTCCAACCTTGCCTAATGAAACGGCCGACTCTGCAATAATAGCCGCCTTTTGCATCTTCTTATTTTTACCAGCTAAAAGGTTGAATCCTGCAATTAAAGCATCGCCTGTTGCAATTATATCATCTTTGTTTTTTTGCTTTTGTTCTAATGCCGCTTTGTCTATATCAGCTTGCCGTTGAACTTGTTCCGCTAATAGTTGACCCTTTCTAACCTCTGCATCTACTTCTTCAACTCTTAATTTTTCCTTTTCATCGGCTATTAGTTTATCAGCATCTAATCCTATTTGTTTAATATCGTTTAATTCTAATTGAGCTTTTGTCGCATCGGCAATTACTTTAGCAAAATACTCTTCATCTGATTTCTTTTTATCTGCTTTTGCCTTTTCATCAGCTATTTTTTCATCAGCTATTCTTTGTTTATTAGCTGCTATTTTAGTCGCTGTAATTTCTTTTAGTCTCGAATTTTCTTCATTATCGGCTTTTTTATCTAATTTATTTAAAGCCCTTTTATTGTCGGATTGTTGCTGCTCTAAAGAATATAAAGCACTCCTTGCATCCGCTTCTTTTTGTAAATCTTCATCGCTTGTGTCTGATAAAGCATTTTGATCTAATATATATTTTAACTTCTTTTTAGCGTTTGCTAATTCCGATTCAGTTTGTTTTCCCTCTGCTATTCTAACGGCATCAATTGCTTTCTTTTTGTCGGCATAACTTGCGGTCTCGTCTGTGATTATTTCTTTTGAAGCTGCTAAATCTCTATTTAATTTCGCCCTTGATACACCTAAATTTCTAGTTGCATCTTCTACATCTTGTATCGCCTTAGCTAATTTAGATGCGCTTTTAAACTCCTTTTCTATTTCATCACCTACGCCCGAAAATGCACCTTTAAAATCTAATGAGATAAGTTTTAAAAACCTATCACGCAAAACATCAACAACGGCACTTAATCCTGAAAGTATCTGATCTAATTTATCAGCACCATCATTTGTACTTGTAAATGCTTTAAACACCAAGGCTAAAGCACCAGCGATTGCAACAAATGTGGCTACAATAGGATTTGCAACTAAAAGCCACGCCTGCTTAATCATTCCCTTAAAACCCGAAATAGCTTGACCTATTGGGCCGCCCAAATCGTCAATACTACCTCCTAAATCTTTAGTTGATTTAGCTGCTTTCTTTTGGGATTCCGATACCTTATCAGTTTCTTTGGTATTATTACCAAGTTTACCACTTAACCCATCTACTTTTTTAGAGGTTTCATCAGCATTGGTATCAAACTGAATTTTAATCCGTTGTTCTTTATCTTCCATCTTAGTAATTAAGTAGGGTTAAATTTGTTTTTCCTGTGGTTATATCAATAGTAGAATCGATGATGCTGAATTTATTTTCTCCAATAACAATATCATTTTCTAATCTAAAATCTCTGATTTGTTGTGCGTTTAAAATCAGCTTAAACTCGTGTTTCATAACGTTCTGCTCAATGTATCTCTTGATGATTTCAGAATAATACCTACTAAATAAATTATCTCGATAAGCCACGTTATCATTTACCAATACCGAAAACGCAAAGCTTTTATTATCTAAAGTAAAAGGCATTACTTTAATATAAGATGATATTGGCTCATTTGATAAGGCTCCTGAAAGTAAAGAGCTTTGAACACCTAAAGAGCCATTGATTGATTGATTGCCATGTGAGTAAAACAAAACAAGTTCGCCAAAATTAGGGTTGTATCTAGCTTCGCCTGTCTCTAATATTTCGGGCTGGCCGCTTTGAAAACCGTACATAGTTTTTACATCGTTTAATCCTGATAAACCAACTGGAGGTATTAAAGTGAAATTAGTTTCTACCTTAAACTCCTTTGCTTCTTTTGGCTTTAATTCTGGAAAACTCGTTTGAGCGTAATCAACCCCGGCACCTGTTTTATAATCTACATTTGATTTGAAATTACTATCAGCATGTTTGAAAATATAATAATTGAAATCGTCTTGTACTGTTTTTTGTACTTCTTCAATATCAGCTACATAAGTACCCTCTTTTTTATTCGCTAAAATATCTTGTGGTGTGTACCAGTATAAACTATCATCGTCGGGAGTAACATCTAAAACAGCAATATTAAAAGCTTTGAAATAAGATGTTAAAAAGTCAATCACTTTGATAGATGGTAATGCTTTTATTAAATTAATGGTAGCACCGCCCATTGATAGGTTGTTATTATTTACATTAGAATCGTAAAAGAAAGTCGCTTGCGTTCTGCGATTAAATAGACCTGTGATTGTATAATAACGATAACTAAATTCTACTTTAGAATTAGTCCAAATAGCAGAGGTGTTAAATTTTGCTTTAACTTGAAATTCTAATTGATCTGAAACTAAATATAAATCTGGTATTTGAATTTGACAAATTGCCGAACCGTTTATTATCTCAAAACTTTCACTTATAAATATTTCATCACTACCTAATCGGTTCAATGAAATGTTAACTGATGGTGAGGTTTGCGAATCCATAATAACCACGTTTTCAAAAACCAATGTTATGGTAACAAAAGTGTCGTAAGGTCTGTCATTGTTAAACCTTGTGATTTTAAATGAGTTGTTTGAGGTGTTGGATGCTACACTATACTTATTAGGCTGTGGAATATCTTCAACCCTTATTTCATTTCTTACTTTAAGAACTGATAAATTTCTTATTAAATCAAAAGTAGATATTGTATTTAACCCAACTATCTTATCATTCATGCACCAAACATAAGCGTCTTTGTATTCGCTTAAATTCTCTAAAGGCGATGTAATTAATAATTGATATTTCTTTTTAATCAGTTCTATGATTGTAGATAGGCTGATAGCAGGTCTAAGCTCCGATCCTTTAATTACGTTGTTAGAGTTAGGTAATTTAGTTGGATCATAAGCGATATTATCTAAAACAGATACATTTTGATTGTAATTCCAAACCCTGTTTAAACTTGCTAAAGGTGTAAAGTATTTCAAAGGCACTCCTTCAATATCTGTATTGGTTATTGCTTGCAAAGAGTTCTTAACGTCAACAGGCATCCACCCAACAATCTTATTTCCTAATAAATCTAGTGTATCATCCCCTATTCTATCACGTAAAGAGTTCATATTGGTAGTGAAACTTGCACTTATTACACTAGGCTTGCCAAATTTGTAGGTTATATTCTCTAATTTTAGCAGTCCGTTTTGATTTAATAGGCTGTTTACGTAGATTTTACACCTTAATTTACGGTAATCTTCGAGCTTTATCACTTCTGTATTGCCGAAAAAACCTAAATTAATCAAGTTTTTTGGACTTGCTTCGAACGAAAAGTCCAAAGAATAAGGGCTAAATATCTTTGAAATGTCCTGAGTATCCTTTAAAGTGTATCGCATAGGGATACTTTCTTCATTTTCTAAGTCTAAACGCTCATAATTTAAGCCATCTAAAGAAACAAATACCTCTGTTATCATCTGATAGAATTTATTTTTGAATTAGTCTCTTCAAACTTTAGGTTGTAATCAATAGCTATCTTATCATTCAACCTTGTTTTGCGGGTATAATCTTCATCCGTAATCACAACTGGTATTTGTTGGTGTGTTTTGAAGCTCCCTAAATACTCTGCTGTAATCGTTTGACTGTCGATTGTAATTAATGTACTATCAATTGTAACTAATGTGCTATCAATCGTAATCCCAACCGTTGTAACTAATTCAAAATCTCCTTTAAACCTTATCAAATAAACCTTTGGAGAATAAATCAACTCTTCAATAATTGAGGTCATGTTTTCTTCTAAGCTACCTGTATTAATTACATAGCTTTGCTTTACGTCTAAGGCGTTGTTAACTCTGGAGTGAATGAAACTATTGTCAACTTGAGAAGGATCTCTGTGGCTCACGTTTGTATCTTGCCTTGTTATCCTACTTGATGCCGTAAATTTGCCGTGAGGTGTGAACGTTTCCCAAAGTCCTAATTTATTTATAAAAACAATTAAGCTAGGGTCTTGAGTACATCTTAATTTAGTTGGTGTAATTGCATTGTATTTAATGATGTTTTCAGTTGTTGCATTGTCAACTGTTTTTGTAAAATCAAAGTCCTGAAAGAAGTAATTATGTATTTTAGGGTTGTACCATTTTTCAACCGGAACTATAAATCCACTTGCTCCGTAATTTTGAACACCGTTATCACCGATTATATTTTGCTCATAGTTCCATCTATAACCGAGCGTTACAAAATTAGTATTCGTAAAGGTTTTAACCCCTAAATTAGTTTCAATAACCGCTTGTAAAAATACGCCCTGCGTTGTTATCGCTGGCTTTGCTGCTCTGTTGTATGCAAAGTTAGGGTTAATATAAGGACGTATTAAGTCGCTTATTTCAATCGAAATGTAATTATCAGAGTTACTTACTTTGGATTTCTTTAAAGTAATATTAGCTAATGATAAAGGCTTTTTAATTATACCGTTCCAAATAAATAAACTTACTGTTATTGAAGTTTCTAATCCAGAAATGGTATGCCTTAAAAACAATGGGCTGTTGCAAAACTTAATTTTGGTTTGAGCATCAATTGGCGTTCTATTAATTATGGGTAAACCTGCAGGTATTGGAGCTACATCGGGCACGGTTACTGTTGATATTGTTTTTATGAATCCAGTTGTTATAATTATTGGAATGCCAAAAGCTCCCTGTCTTATTCCGTAATAATCTGTGAATACGATGTTAGGATTTAATGCTTGGAAATAAAAGCTATTCCCTGAGCCGTCTTTACTTGCCGAAAATAAAGCATTAGAATAAACCGCATTGGTTACAAAAAAAGGACACCAATCAAAAGAAGATAAATTAGAATCTCCGTTATCAACACCGATTGAACCGCTAATTCCTGTAACCTTATCGGTATAAGCAATGATATAACCATCCCTTGCAAGGATGTTATCGGTGTGCAATATTACTATCTTACTTACTACCATAATCTGCTGTCATTTGTTCCATTATTTCACTTACTATAAAGTTTGTCGTTTCATCAATATGATCATCAATAGCCTCTATCAATTCATTAGGTTGTTGAAAAGCTCCGTAATTAACTTGAACTAATAAAAGAACCGTATCGCTTATCGGCTTAAAGTTTACTGAATCTCTTAACGTTCCGCCCGCCTTTCTTAAACTTCCTTTTGGACCAACTCTATCAGTAAGATAATATAAGTCTTTTGCAACCCTCGATTGTTCTTTAGCTTGCTCGTAAACCTTTTCACCTAAATCCATTAACTGACCTCTGATTATTTTATCAGCATCAATTTGTTGCCTTGTTCGCCTTTTCGCCACTTCTTCTAATTCTATTAATTAAGTTTGTAACTGCAGTTGTGCTTTGTCTTAAATTATTGAATATCTTACCTAATGAGTTTCTACCAGTTTGAATAGAACCATCTTGTAAAACCGACCTGTTAATATCGGTGTATCTCATTCTCCACTTAACACCGCTCGGCATCATCCTTTTTGCATTCTGTTCTAACTTTGAGTTAGTTCCAAATTGACCATAAAAGACTTCAACAAAAATGTACACGTTGCTTTCAACGGTATAAGAAATAGAACGCTTTAAAAAGCCTGTATCACGTCTGGCACTTGACTTGGATATATCAACTACCTTTTGCGCTATTGCTCGTATTTCTTTAGTTTCTAACATCCGCTACCTAAATTTGGAATAGATAATTCAATAGTAATTTGGTGCCCATCTAATCCGTTTTTATTCCAATCTTGTAAAACAGTTGTTGTTGTTGCACTTTCTAAATCAATATTATCTTTAAAGTGATTTGACTTAAACTGATTTAAAAACCTTTGAATAACTGAATGAGTTTCGTTCCAATTATCAATTAAATTAATATCTAGTCTTAATTTACTATCTAACTTTTTAGGCTTAATATCTCGTTGCTGAACGGCTGTGATTAAATACCTTGCAACTATTGCGTCCTCTAAAACTTCGCTTTGTAGGTAGTCAATATTAACTAATTGATAGATGTTTTCTTTATTATTATCAATATGCTTAGTCGGCACCATAGTAATGGTATTGACTAAATCATCAGCTTCAAACTGATCTATTAAAAAGTTAGTTAATTTTGATAACTCATTCATGCTAATTAAATTTAGGTGGTTCACTCAATATACTATCAACTTCTTTCATTAAGTTGATAGGCTCAATAGTGTCATCAATCATTTGTTTTAAAGTGTTGATTAGGCTTTGAGCTTTATTAACAGTCATATCTGCATGATTAAAGGTTTTCATATCAGTTGCAAAATGAGGTCTTTCAAAGATTATAGCAAAGAATATCTTAAAAGCGAATTTTAATTTTTTCATAATATTTAATCTAGTCCTTCTACTATTTTTTTCCGCAATAAATAGGATGATAAAAAAAGAAACTTCTTTGTTTCCCAGTTAAAAATCTCCTCCCACTTAGTTGGGTCTTGATTACAGCACAAATAAACCATTTCCACATAACCACCGTATGTCTTAGCAAATGCTTCACGTTCGATGCTACCCTGCGTTACCTTACCGGTATTAACAAATTGAGGCGGGTTATATATCCATGTAAAAGTTTCATCTTCTTTAATCTCATTAGCTTCAATCATGTATAAAGCTATTGCATAAGCTTTAACCTTTTCAGGAACTTTAACCCAAAATATTCGAGGTTTAACAGTTGCTTTTATAAACGCTTCATCATCTTGTTCTTGAATGTATGTTTCTAAATCTATAAACCGCCCAGCCGTTTTAAAGCTAACATCAATCTTAAATAGACTGATAGTTAAATAGAACTTTAAGCTTTTCCAAATCTGTTTCCTTGTTTCCGAATAGCTCATGCAAAACCTCTAATTTGTTTAAATCTTTCTTATCCAGTTTCCTAAACTCTTGACTTAAAAAAGGAAATAACCTTTTTAAATGAATGCGATTTGTTTCTTTTTGGAAACTATCCCCTAATTTTATTTTTGTCTTACTCATAATGGCATTGGTGTTTTTCTACCTATCTTAATTATTGCAGCGTATCTAAACGCATCTATTGCGTGATTAAAAGCATCAATAGGCTCATCTTTTTTACCATCAGCCCATTTATAATTATTCAATTCAAATATTAAATTCTTTGATGTTGGTGTAACTATTATTTCATAGTTCAAAATCGTAAGAATAGAATCCGTAATCTTTGGCTTTTCGCAAGGCTTTATATTCAATCCTTTATTCTGCAAATCCTTTATAAACATCTTAGCCTGGTTATCGCACCAGATACGCTTAGTGCCTACTATTGGCTTAATCGCTTCAACAATAGTATCAGGGATTTGATTTGACTTATAAAAGACTTCATCTAAGTATATTTTCTTTTGCTTCTTATCCACGGACACCTTAACAACCGCTGTGCTGTCATTATATCCAACATCCATCCCAAACACATCTTCGTATTCATTTGATATAAACTCACCTATTTCATAATCAAATACAACTCCCTCGGCCGTATCTCTAAAGGCTCCTAAAACAATATTTTTATATTCTTTATAACCTTTGATTATTTTTTTCGGAAGGTCTAACCTTAAATCTTTTGGAGTATTTAAATAATCTTCATGCAATAGCCTTAGACTTTCGTAATCATCCCAATTAGATGGCGACATATTAGCTTTGCCATTATCTAAGTAGTTAGTGTGAATGTACATGATCTTGTCTACAACGCCATTAAAACCATCTGGTATAGATTTATACCATTGCTCATACATCCAATGAGCTTTAGTAGGAGGGTTGAAAACGATTATAGAAATTGCTTGAACATCTTGTGCTCTTATTGAGCGCTTTACTTTTTTCCAATCTTCATAACCAGTTAGCTCTTCGCCCTCTTCGGTTATAAACATTGAATAATCTTCTAATGATTTAAGCTTTGCCGTTTGAGTTCCTACGCTTGTCTTCTGCCCTGTAATAGAAATTAAACCTTTATTATGTTTAGTCTTATAATCATTATTAGCGAACTCAAAATCTTGCTCTAATCCTAATAATTCCATTCTATTATCCAAAGCTAATGTTATTGATCTGTCGGTACTCGACATTGTTTGCCTTGTAAATAATATTCTGTGATTAAAATCTGCTGCTGCTATTGGCACAAAAGAAGTTACTGCAAATGTTTTACCTGAATCACGTCCACCCGAAATAAGAACAGTATCTACTTTTGGATGAGCTCCGTTTAATAACTTAAATAATGGTAAATATTTATTAGAAAACTCTGGCATTACTTTTCAATAAATACAATAGGTTGTCTTTGAGTTGTGTTAATTTCTCCACTCATTTCAATAGCTTTTAAAGTAGGTAAGCAAAACTTAGCTAATTCAATAGTATATTTTATTCTTTCAGCCTCGTTTAATTTATCAAAATCCTCTTGTAGTGTTTGTAAATTATTCTCTACCAACAACTTAAAAGAATCTCTTATTGATTGAGTTTCTTTATTTGGAGTACCTTTTACTCGACCACCTTTTTTTTCTTGACCCTTGGGCGCTGCCATGCTACATAATTCTACTTTAGTATTTATTCAGTATAAAACAAATATAAAGTAAACTTATTTAAAAACGGGAAATTTATCTAATATTTTTATTGAGGTGTAGTCATCATTGAAGTAACATTGATAATGTAAGTCAATGCAATGTTTAACAAGCTCGATGAACTTGGCCCGGTCATTCAGGTTAAGTTCATCTAAGCTGATCCATTTATGTTTAGGTAACTTATCTAAGTACACCCATGTTTTATCTATTGGGTTAAGCTCTGGCATCCTTAATAAATGTTCCGTTAACGGTTTTTCCTTGCCTGTGCTTAATCACGTTATAAGCCGTTTCTAAGCAATGATTATAATCAAAGCCTAATTGGTTACAAAGTATAATTAATGTTACTTGAACATCACCTATGGCATCTACAGTTTCATTCATATCATACTTGATAATAGCATCACCTAACTCACCTGCTTCGCTTATAAACTTTGCGAATTGTTTTAAAGCGTTTTCTGGTTTTAAAATTCCTTTGTCATTTGCCCATTGCAAAACCTGCTCTTGTAGTTCTTCGTTTTTCATGTTATTTTAATTGAGGGGTATGTTTTAAAAATGTCTTACAAGATGATGATTTAGAACGATTGTAAAAAATAGTTCCTTCATAGTTAAAATTATCAGAGTAAAAAGACCAGCCTCTTTCAGAAGCTAGCACTCTAAATTTTGGTTTACTTTTCATAATTCTTTATTTAAATTTTCTATTTGGTTTTTAAGGGTGTTTATAAGCGAAAGGAACTGCTCTTTTGATCTAACAATAAAATATTGATGCTCGCAAGATTCAATTAAACTTTGCCAATCTGTTTGCTGCTTGCTTTGAGTTCCAAACTCTGTTTTCCATTCAATCCATGCAACACGTCCACCCGAAAGAATGAAACACATATCAGATACACCTGAATAGACACCCATTGCTTTATTCAAAGCTCCTTTAATACTGTTTTCGCTGTTATTATTAATTGCAAAAATGCGTCCTCTTAACTCTGGATGATTATTGTAAACCTCCAAATATGCCTTTGATTGTGTTGCTACTTCGTTTTGTTCTCTTTTTTCCATTCTATTAGTAGTAAAGTAGTAGGTATGTAGTAGGTAAAAAACTCGTTTATACACTACCTAAAAAACCTTATTTAAATTATAACTGACTGCATTTTTTATGGTAAAGTAGTAAGGTAGTAAGTAAAATATTTTTTATTATTATATAATATCATACATACATACATCATATATTATTTTATTTATTGTGTAATACATCTAAGTGAAAAATCAAACTTTTACTACTACCCAACTACTTTAATAGCTAAATGTCTCATATTCAAGACTCTGTGCGCTATCGGTAGTATTATTAAAACGAACTACCCCGTATCTATACAGCGGATTTCCGTTTATTTTTTTACTTATTGGCTCACCAAAAAGCCTTCTTAATTCAATTCCTAACTTTTTCATTGACATAATTTTCTGTTTTGAGTTCAATTCTATTATATCTTTTATCTCTGTTGCTGTTAAAAATTCTTTATAACCACCATTATCCGGCTGAGTGAAAAACTTTAATATCAATTCACGTTCAAAAGGAGTAGATTCAAAGTTAGTAGAAGTGCTTTCTAAAAGGCTCATTTCATCTTTGTTTAATTGCCAATCTTCGCCAGCTTCGTATGCCCTGTAAGCTTCCATAAATAATTCATCTTTATTAATTGAATTATAAAGCTCATGATCTATTGATAAAACTTCAATCGGTAATATCCTTGTATTGCCAGTAGGGTCGTTTATTACGTCTCTTTCGTTGCTTGTGCCACAAAGTACAGCCAAACGCTTAAAGTCTTCGTTATATCGAGCGTATGGAGCTCTCAAAGAGAAAACAGACTTTGATGTTAATTCTTTAAAACGTTTATCATCCTGTTTAGACTTGCCACCCATTTCATCATCCATAACAATTAGCTTTTGGCACATTAAAATATCATCATCTTTACCAGCATCAAGTTTAGATTCAGCGTAATATTTTCTTAATTCATTTGGAAGTAATCTTCTAAACCATTCAGTTTTACCAGAATTTTGACCACCTACTAATGCAAGTACAGAACGAACAGGATAACCATTATAAGCAGCAATTAAAGAAATTAACCATTTACGGATAAATAATTCTTTCATTGTAGAATTAGAGCGGATAGATTTACAAAGAAGTGAGATGTTTCCTGGACTTTTACGGTAAAGGTTTTTCTCAATATACCTTTGGATAGGGTTATATTCTGAAAGGAAATCGGAAAAAATAAAAGATTCACAAAGGTCTTTAGTAACCTCCTTAGTATTGAAGAACATTCTAGCCCGCAAGTAGATAGAGTTTATTTGTTCAGTTCTAATTTCCTTGCTTTTTTCTTCAATCATTCGAGTGATTGAGTTCCGTTCCATCGGGTGATTTTGGTTCATCCACTCAAAAAAAGCCTGAATTAACTGTTCTGTATCGCTTGTTGAAGCTTTTAAATCAATATCATTACGTGAGTAAACCTCTTCTACTAATCTCTTAGCTTGACTTTCATCAAGTCCGTTTAACTCTGTTAATTGCCTTACAACAGCCTCAGGTGTGCGACCTGATTTTTTTGCCATTGCTGCAATTTGAGTAGATTTATTTTCTTTTTGATTTTGTGGCGCATGGATGCCAACCTGTTTAAGCATGTAGTAAAGCGTTCCGGCTGTGATACCTTGCTTATTTCCTTTTAAAGCAATATCATATTGCTTATCAGCATGTCGGCTGTCATACTTATCAGATACAGAACAAAGAGCATGAAACCATTGCCTTCCGCTTTCATTAAATCCATCAGATATAGCAAAAGCAAGTTTGTAATATGATTCATAGTCTTGAGCAATATCGTGTCTTAGAGATACACATTCGTTAATCATTTCACCAACTACATCGCCAGCTAAAACAACAGGTAAAGAATAGTTTTTCTTAGGCTTATCAACTAAGTGTTTTGATATTTTAGATTTTTCATTAATAAATATTTCAGGATCGTAAGATACAAAACGAAGTGAAGCAGGGTTTTTTGGAGCTGCATCAACAATAATTCCAAAAGACTGATAATAATAGTTTTGAATCCATTTATAAGATTCTTTATGCTTATCAGGATTAACACGAATTATGATTGCAAGCCCTGCACCAGAAGCGCTTTTAAAAATAGCGTAAGTGTAAGGGTCTGTAATTAGTTGATTTTTATCTGTAAAATAATCAATGTCAATAGCAGAAAAACCAGAATGTTGAATTAAGTTTTCTTCTGTTCTTTCAACAAAAGTTCCTGCAATGGTTACGGCTGGTAAGCTTCTTTTAAGCGCATCCCTTTTAGACTTTTCGGGTTCAACTCTTATCAGTTCTATTTTATTTTTCCATTTACCATATTTGATATTATTAAGAAAATCATTGATAGTAATTATTTCATCAGATTTATGAGGTTGACCTTTAGCGGGTAGAGAGTTAAATAGAGAAATATTCATATTTTAATTTCTTAATAGGTAGTTAGTAAATTGGCAGTTATCTAAATCATTAACTTGACGATTAATCCATCCTGATTTATAGCCTTTAATTGAAGCATAGGTATTTACAGCATCTTCGCCCATTGAGCGAACAACCCTCCAAATGAAAGAAGATTTATATTTCTTGCTTTTTTCAAGCTCTAAAAGGTTATCAATAGAAAGTTGATCAATTCGCATCCCCTCTAAATTAGATGGTACTTTGGGAGTAACTTCAACCATAACACCTCCAATGGTTTGACCTTCTTTTACTGGAAAAATATATCCGCAATATTTGCAGGTTCTTGTTGATGCTGCAACAAGGCATCCACAAACACATTCTTTAACAGGAGCAACAGATTCTTTTTTTTCTTTTGGTTTTTTAAGTTTCCAAGTTCGAGGCTCATTCCACATGCCATGTCTATCGTGATTCATTCCAAAATCGAGTAAGACGAAATGTTCTTTATTAGGATAAATACGGCTACCACGACCAGCACATTGAAGAAATAAAGTCAATGATTTTGTTGCTCTATTCATGATTACACATTGAATAGAAGGTTCATCATAACCTGTTGTAAGTATTCCACAATTTACAATAACCTGAAAGGAACCAGCTTTGAATGCTGCTAATATCTTTTCTCTTTCTATTGTTGGAGTGTCGCTTGTAATGTATTCGGCTGAAATACCAGCATCTATAAAAGCGTAGTATGTAGCAATAGTATGTTTTATGTTTACGCAAAAAACAATAGTCTTTAATCCGTTAGCGTGTTTTCGCCATTCCTCAATAACTCCATCATAAAGCTTAGGTTTATCAAAATG